TAAAATGGGGATGATCGAACACCCCGAAGCCTTCACCAAAATGCCGAAAACCAAGAGCATTAAATACCTAAAAGACGGCAAGATCGCTCGAAAAACAATCTTGATTTAAAACCTGACCCTATGGCAAACTTCTTAGATGCGTACAAAGTAGTAATGGGCAACGAAGGGGGATATGCGAACGATTCGCAGGACAGCGGGGGCGAGACGTGGAAAGGAATTTCCCGTAACAACTTCCCCGACTGGCGTGGCTGGAAGGTCGTAGATCGCTACAAAGGCAAATGGAACTTTTCAGCCCTGCTTTCCCAGGATATGGACTTGGAAGCCGCGGTACAGGAATTCTACAAAGCAGCGTTTTGGGACGCCCTGTCTTTGGACTATGTAAAAGACTATCGACTGGCCCTTGAACTATTTGATACGGCGGTGAATTGCGGGGTAAAGACCTCCGGCCGCTTTGCCCAAATAGCCCTCAACGTGCTAAACCAAAACCAAAAACTATACTTAGACATTGAAGAAGACGGCATTATCGGCCCTCAAACCCTTCGGCTGATAAACAACCACACCAAACCCGCGTCGCTCTTAAAAGTGCTTAATGTGCTTCAGGGGGCACGGTATATAGAGATTTCCAGAAGCAACCACACACAAGAGAAATTCATGAATGCCTGGCTGTCCAGGGTATCGCTCAACTAACTAATTCTTATGGGAAAAACAAAACAAAGAGAGCTGTGCGAAGGGTATTGCAAGCTTTATGCTGACGAAAAGGATTACACGCTGGCAAAGAAAGTATTTGAGGAGAACCGCAAAAACTTCAAAAACCTGGAACAGGCAAGGAATTATATCAGAGTCATCCGGGGGCATCATGGAGAAAAGAACAGAAAGGAAATATCCGACAACTCCCACTTCAAAGAAAAAACCTACGATACCCGCAACGCTAAACCCTACAAAGAAGTGGTAGACAGCGGGGCTAAGATTTTGGTGCTGGATATTGAAACAATGCCGGGAAGAGCATTTATTTTCGATGTGTGGAAGCAAAATATACAACCCAATCAGATCATATCCGATTGGTTCATTGTAACATGGGCAGCGAAGTGGCTATTTGAAGACACGGTTTATTCCGGTGCATTAACCCCTCGTGAAGTTAAAAAGCAGAACGATAAACGAATCATGCAATCCCTGTGGAGGCTACTCAATGAGGCCGATATAGTGATAGCTCACAATGGGCAAAAATTTGACGTTCCCAGAATCAATACAAGGTTTTTACTTCACCGAATATTACCCCCTTCCCCGTTTATTGTTATTGACACCTTAAAGCATTATCAGCGCAACTTCGCCTTCTTTCATAATAAGTTGGACTACTTAAACTTTAAGTTGGAACTACCAAGAAAAGAAGAAACCGGAGGGTTTGAACTGTGGGCCAACTGTTACGAAGGCAAACAGGACGCATTGGATAAGATGCTACACTACAATGTCGGTGATGTACGGATTTTAGAAAGCAATTATTTGATCCTTCGCCCCTGGATCAAACCCCACCCCAATGTGGCCCTCCATGTATTAGATGAAACGCAAAGCCGTTGCCCTTCCTGCGGATCTTCAAAGTTAAAAGACGAAGGGAAGAACTATCATACCACAGCGAATGTTTACGGGTTAATAAGATGTGATAATTGCGGGGCATCCAGCCGCAAACGCCTCAGTAGTATTTCCATCAAACAGCGCAGACATTTAACCCTGTCTGTACCTAAATAATAATCTTATGTCAGACCTACTTAAAAAAATCGAAGAACTCTATGAAGAGGGAACCCGGACGAGAGAAGAACGAAGAAAACCCTTCCCAGACCCAAAGCTACCCAACTTCTTTGACGCACTGGACGGATGCACAGATTCGGGAGATGATTCAGAAAAAGGAAAGGGAACTGAAGCTACTGTACCAGGAATCCAGAAGGAGGGTGTATAAATTATGAGCCCAGCTAAGAATATCTATTGGACTTTACTTGCGTCGCACTCGTGTACGGCTGTCACGCTATGGGGCACTAATTCAACCACACTAAAATACAGGTTGTTTTTCTGTTCCTATATAATTCAGGAGGGTTGGCAACGCTTGAAGCTAATTCATAAGAAAGTCGTTGGGTGCAAAGTGGGTTTTCCTTTGCTGCTGTATAGACAGGTAAATGGTTTTCGTAAAAATAAACATCTAAGTATTTACAAAGAATTAGTTTATCCATAAAGTGAAGATACAAAATGCCGAGTAGAATTACAAGACGTACAAGGGAGTGACACAAGTAAAGCCGAATAGTAGTACAACAGCTCAGTACCTCCTAAAAAGGCGAATATTTTAAAGATTCGACTAAAGAGGCGAATGGACACAGTACCCCTTAAAAACCGTGGCCTATGAAGCCCAAAAAGAACTATGACCTCTGTGATGGTGTGTTAAAGGACGGCAGTCGCTGCCCCCTGACCAATTACTGTGAACGCTTTCGGGGGGAGCTGGATAAAACCAAAACCAATCATCTGGCGTGGGGACCGTACCACCCCCTGAAAAACACCTGTGGACACCAAATCCCCTTTGAAGGATGGCAAGACTACGCAAAATAAAAGTGGTGTATCGCAAGCTGCTTAGGGAAAAAGCCTGGGGGCAGTGCCATGATGATGGTATTGAAATCGACCCACGATTGAAGGGAAGGAAGCATCTGGAAATCATGTTGCACGAATGCAGCCACTACCTATGGCCCACAGATTCGGAAGAAGAAATTATTAGAAAGTCAATCATCCTGACCAACACCCTTTGGCATGATGGGTATAGGAAAATAGACAACGATGAATCCCAACCGCTTCAGGATGGCAGTACGTAACATCTTTTTTTTAGATGCAGTTGGTTACGCCTCCCTATTCTCTATAGGTGGGGCTTTTTTAAAATTTTATCGTATCTTTGGTACGTGATACCCTGGTCAAGCCTCTTCTCGAAAGAGAACGTAACCGGGGTTTTGTATTCAAATAAGCTACCCCCTCCTTTACGCCTTCCCTTTTACCCTCTTTTACTGTATCATTTACTGTATCCGATAGTGTATCCTTTAGTGTAACAAAAGATTTAAGGTATAATAAACCAATCTTGTTTATTATGCCATCTTTGGTTTATCGGTCACCAATTTTCAAATAAAGGGGACAACGGTAAATAAGGTTTACTATAGTGAACAAGAATAAGGCAAAATGTTCACTGTAATGAACTTAGCTGAAGAATTACTATTAGGCGCCTGTTGTGTCACTCCCTTGTGCGTCCGGTAATTCTATTGGACAAATACAATTCATACAATTCATTTCGTAACAAAATCAATCAGTTATATTTTTCTGCATATAAAAATGAAAAATAAATTTGTTTTTGTAACAAAATCAATATTATCTTTGATCTATCAATGACAAACAAAACCAACGATATGAACACTCTTCAAACTTCCTTCGCCGCCGTTCAGTCAGAATTGACTTCTGTTTCTTCTTCAGTTAAGACTGTATTGAGCAGCAACCGTAAGGGTAGTGTTGCCAACGTTAATTATACCCGCTTTATGAGTGAACAGGGTTTTGTTGCGCTGTCTATGTTTGCCGAGTTTTTAGGCTATGATGTGGTTAAAACCGCATTCATTATTAAGAATGCTACTTGGGCGGAGTTTTCTAAATACTTCGCCTAATGTTTGTACTAATGGCGAATACCGGCAAACCTATGGCTTGTAGTGATGGTTGTGTTTATTACTTTGAAACCTCAAAACAAGCGGCTAATATTGTGGATATTTGTTATGGTTATTCAGCCTTTAAGTATAGGCTCCTGAAGATTCGAAAAGTAAAAAGAAACCCGAATCTTTTACCAATAAAACCAACGTTATGAACATTGAATTATCAACCTACGATGTGGCAAAATCTGCCTTCATTCAGCAGTTAAACAGGCTTAGGGATAGGATCATAGAATTGCCGGAACCGGAAGATAAAACCATGTCCATAAAAGAATGGTTACTGCAAGAGGCGTGGGTGTTAGATGATGCCATTTGGGATATTACGGAGGAAGTGGTAAGCGAAAAAACTAAAAAATAAACTATACAGGGTGTGCCGTGCTGGTACGGCTGGCTAAGGCTGAATGGGGTTCGAGTCCCCGCCCTGTATCTAATTTGGAGGTAAGATGGCAAAGGCAAAAAAATTGAC